TGCTTTGTCGTTCTTTAACCTAATAGCGGCCTTCTTTTTAATGTTGGCTGCATTCTCAATACTTGCCTCTTCATCAATAACGCACCAAGTACCAGTTACACCCCACCGTGCATTCATCTCTTCGCAGTACGCTCTGTCAATCGTATGATTCTTAAACTTTATCTTAGCTCTCTTGATATCCTGATCGAACTTTTTACCGTCCCTTGATAGCTTGTAGACATCAGCTACCACCAAGGCAGGCTTTTCTTCTTCTTCGTTCATTGTAATTAAATTTAATTATTCGTCTCCCCCGTTGTTGGGTTCGATCACTTGTTGAACTATGGCTTTGTCTGTAAACCACTTATCAAAATCTTCTGTTAAGGATTCAGTTGTTTTATTGGTGCTGTCAGTCCCTAACGTATTCCACCATCGTTGAAATAATACTTTTCTCTGAGCCTCTAAATTACCGAATATCTTAGAAACCTCTTCATTGGATAAGTGCAAATAAGGCTCAACACTTGATTTAAGCAGCATAACACGTAAGAATTCAGGATCGCGCCTAAATCTAGCTGTTAAGTACTCGTTGTATAATCTATCAAGTATAACGTTGTTGTCTCCTGCTAATTTAGCTTGCTCGTACTTACCAAGTATCACATCAGGCGGATCTATAATGTATCTACGCCCGTAATGTATTGAAGATATTTTCTTATCCTTTGGCTTTAATGGGATAACAAAATTAGCGTACCACTCAACGATTTGATTCTCTATCGATTCCCCTACGTCGGCTAAGTCGTTTAGTTTGTCGGTCATTGGTTGCGTGTCGTAGAATATCTCTGTAGCCGTCTTGGTTACTTTAGAAGCAAAACCTGCCATAGTTCCCCAATGCGTATGATGTGCCATTTCATCAAGAGTGCTTAGTTCTGTATTGTATTGTTCCCATACGTCTAATGGTGGCGTTGAGTAACCTCGTATCTCTGGGGTTATCTTTACCTCATCCTTGTTAGGGATTTCTAGTATCTGAATATCCGTAACGTCATCAGAAGTATAAAATCCGTGACCATCACAAGCGCCGCATTTATTGCCGTCGTTGTCCTTTCTAGCTCCTTGACACGTCATACACTGGTCGCCGTACTTCCATTCTTTAGGGAATCCCATGAATTTCTTATACAGAGTCTTAACGCTTTGGTCTCTGGCGTATTCCTCAGATAAATCAACTATTCCGTTAACTGGTGAAAGCCTGTAATCTCCTTTAAACTTCTTAATATCCGAATTGATAATACAAGGCACTTGACCAAATGGATGCTCAAATGTCACGGGCTTACCCTTAATAGTTTTAAGTATCTCGAATTTGCCGCCGCTCTTTTGTACTAACCTTCTGTCTGTCTTGTCGTCTACTAGTCTGTATACCTGCTCTTGCCTGTTATTTATCACAACCTTTATTGGCTCAAATATAATCCAGTCTACCAGTTGCCCTTTAGGTTTGTAAGATCGTATATGGTTAATGTTTTGATAAGTAGGCCAACACTTGAGTTCTGGTATCGTTTCGTATTCGATAAATATAACGCCGTTAGGGTCTGAGTGATATAGTGGCATCCAGTTAGACTTTAACCATTCGCGTAAACTCTTACCGTCTCTCGCTCTACCTATCTTGGATAATAACGCTTCTCTCTCACCATCGCTAACATCAAAATGCATTGATCCACCGTTAGCTGAATACACATTAGCGTTCGGCCTTAGCAACCTATCGTAAAAGTGGATTATGTTTCTTGAGTATTTCTTTCTTGCTATGGCTTTTTCTTTGCTTTCAATGCCTTCAATCTTGTTAATCAAAAGCTCTAAGAACCTATCACCATGCATAAGGGCGAATAGTACATCTGATTGCGTTCTGCTTGTTAGAATAAATTGAGGCGTTTTTACATTGGCTTCCATCAACTTGATTGCCTCGTCGTCGTCTAATATCATATAAAATCGATTATCTTACAAATTTAGAATATTTTTACTTAATGTATTAATTTAAGAATCTACGCCTTTTCTTTGGCTTGAGTTCGAATAGTTCACGCATCATAAAGGTTTCAATTAAATCAGGTGATTCGCCACTCAGGTACACTTTCATTTCTTGCTTTGGTAGAATCTTTAACTTACCGTCATGATCTGACTTATCCCGCTTAACCGCTTTACGTTCGTACAGCATCCTTTGCCTTAACGTCATCTTGTCGTCGTACATCCTGTTTGCAACATCTGGAGGTATGTAGTAATCACCATCATCAACAGATTCACCAGATTTATAAAAGCATTGTGTCTTTAGATTGAAATAGTTTTCATCATTGAGTGCCTTTGATCCGTTATTGAATTCAACTGCACCGTGTATGAAGCCGTCTACAAAGCTACCAACGCCGTCGTTATCAAAAGCAATATTGCTGTTCATTACCTTGTGCTTGTTTTTCATCTGAGTTATAGCGTCGATTACCTCGTTCCCTTTCGTTCTGGGTAGCACTTTGAAATCTTTCAGTATCTTACCGTCCCATGCAAATACGATCATTTTATCTGACCCTTTCATTGCTATGTCTGTGGTAATGTATTTATCCCCGCCTTCTACGTGCGTATTAGTGAAGATATCCAGAAACTTATCGTAATTATAAATATCGTTGTCGTTTACGCTCACTTTCCAGTTACCCTTTAGTAGTTGAGCTTTCGTATCTTCATCCTGTGCGTTTAGATTACCAAGGTACGCGGGGTCGATACTAAGTAGCTCCTTATTATCATAGATGGATCCACCGATAAACGTAATGGACTTAACGAAGTGTTCAGCGTCTATGCCTGAATTCTCAACTATCTCCTTTATAACATGCCATCCCTTTTCAATAACCTCCTGCTTGGTGTCTCCCCAGATATAAGCGTCTTTATCTACCATGAAGTATCTAACAACTCCTTGCCTGTCCGGTATGGGGTAACCGTCTTCACCTATCCACCAGTCAATCAATTCCGACACCCAACTATCAGGATCAGGATTGCATGTAGCTCTAATGTACGGCTTAACTCCACATGTTGAACGGTTACGTGTAAGCATGTAGAAGAACATCTTCTTAGTGAAGTGTGTTAATTCGTCGAATCCTATCAAGGGTATCTCAGAACCTTGCCAGTCGTAAATATTCTTTTCGTATTCTAAGTGACTAAATTTAATCTTTGCATTGTCTCCAAAGCTCCATTCTAAAAACGTTTCCTTTGATCTTGAATTGCTGATTAATGAGTATAGTTTGCTTGACGCGTCCCATAATCCACCCTCTGCCCTTATCTGTGGTGATGTCCTCCTAAATATAACCGCTCCAAAGTCTTTAACGTGAATGTTACGCAATGGCTCAAGTAACAACGAAAACGTCTTACCAACACCCGCAGCACCTCCACCGATTACAATATCAGCACTAGAACTTAGCGCGGCCATCTGGTAACCCTCTTGTGGTCTAATCGTTCTTACCTCTGCCATTCTTTGGAATCTCAAACATTGTTACACCTCCCTCGTGCTTAGTTTCTGATTTGACTGGTGCGTTAAGTCCTAACATGTCGTTAATCACTTTCAGCGCTGCTATTTTATCCCTTGTTGTTTCTTCTTCTTCTTCTAGTATCTTCTTTAGGTGGTTAATGTTTGATAACGTGCTAATACCTGCAAGTTTTTGCATGTCTTGTTGAATCTCTTCTATGTACGCCGTTATCTTAGGGTTTCTTAGTAATTGATGTGCATTAACAGCCGCTGTATTATCAGTCTTTTCTTTTGGGTAGGCTACCTTGTAGGATCGCGTGCCATTCCAGTCTATAACGTATTCATGACAAAACACTATCCATTCAGGCTTTAGTGGCTTCTCTTCTTTCTCTTCCTTGTCGGTTAGTTTACTCATTGATTAATAAGGTTTTATATTTCCTTCTTTTAATGCTAATTCATAGGCGAATTTAAACACTTCAAAAGTATCGTTCATGCATCCAAGGCTATCATGCCCTTCTCTGTCTGCATGATCTTTCATTCCATGATACCATTGATTGTTTTCTTCATTGAATTCAGGAAAGAAGTACTTTGCCCAAATATCTATTGAAAATACTAGGTCGCCGCCTGAACAATACACATGCTTATCTCCATTCTCTAACGTTCCATAGCTGTCATTCTCATCACTTAACGAACTTTCGCCTCTAACTTCTACAACTACATGATTTTTATCAATGGTTAGAAATATGTAATACCAACTATGTCCGTTTGTGGCTCTGTAATAGTAACCCTCTCTGGAATACTCATACCCTTCTACTTCTATAAATTTATCCATTATCTTAGTTTCATTTTACACTTCCCGCATGTCTCCTTGTCTCTGTTTGGAAAAGGTCTTTTGCATTCACATTCTTTATTGGCTTTCAATCTTTCCTGAGTGGCTAGATATCCCGTTTTCTGTGTTATTTGGTTGTTTCTCATTGTCAGTTAGTTATCTTCTGTTTGGTCTACTTGCTCCACCGTACGGATAGAATAATTACGCA